ATACGGCTTAATAAGCACTCTTCGTCACATCCATATGGATGTTCCCTTATCAATTCAAGTATATAATGACCCATAAACGCTTTGACATAATTATCGCTATATAACAACTTAATGAAGCGCTTATCTAATAGAATATCTTCTATATCGACATCTTGATTTTCCTGGATATAAGCGTTGTAAATTATATCAAAGGATTCAAAAAAATCCTTAGGCCTGATACTAATCAGGTCAGTAATTGCAGTAAAAAGTCTGTACTTCGCTTCTTCTTGCTCCGAATCTACTTCACTATTATCTTCCAAAAATAATTCTGGCTGGTAGCTTGCACGTTTCGCTTCAATTTCCATAAGGGATTTTTGTCCCATATTTGGTATTGCTATTAACTCTTCTGCCAACTTATCAACTAGCTGAGAATAGTATTCGATTCCATCTGACTTCAAACAATTGTATGCACGTACACTTAAACATAACTTCTCAATTTCTACATCAAGATATTTTTGGCCATCATTCCCTATAAATGTTTTTTCTGGAATGACAGAAGTATCTTTGATTTCACAATAAATTTCAGTTTTAAATTCACTTAATTCATCGATAACACCTGATATTTCTTCAATACTTTTGGCACCTAATTGACGAATACCGCTGATATCGTCTTTTGTGCAGCTAAGTAAGTCACCAATACTACAGATTCCTACTCTCATCAAAGCATTGTATGATCTTGTTGAAAATTTCAAAACACTGATTGAATCTAAATGATGATGAGTATTCATATAACCCGTTCTCCCCTTACAAGTTTATACATGAAAAATTTGGTTCAGATTAGCTAAGATCTTGTTCAATATTAGTTCTATTATACAATAATCATTGTACAATAAACCTCCCAGTGACCAACTAATCTGAAATATTAAAGCACCATAGGATTTTATAATACAACGATATTTTAATTGTACCCTTGTAAAGTTCAATTCTCAAGAAAATTGTTAAATTTTTTACCATTTATCCCAATTTACAACATCCTAAACTCTGCTCGCATAACTTCCTCTTCTTCAGCATGCCAAAGTTCTTCCATTTCTTCTCTGGTCGCAACCGGAAAATCCTTAGCTTCTACCTCACCCATCTGAATCGGAGCAAGATACGGAATAATCTCACGGCACAACTCCTGATCAGGACAGTTCATCAGTAACCCGCCAAATACGGATTCACAAATGAAGCAGTCACACATATCTGTCATGATGATCTTGTCGGCTTCATAAGCATGTTTACCAATAAAATTCGCTATGTTTTCTGCTGTCATCGGAAACATAAAATCTGTGTGCATACCCTGATCACCTTTGAAGTAAACACAGGCATATCCGAGATTACCATCTTCCATTAGTTCATACAATTCTTCTTTCGTCATTTTCATTCCTCCAATTTTAATTTAAATGACACCAACAAAATAAATAACCACAATCTTGCTATTTGCATCCCAAAGCAAAAACCGCAACTGCTATCACAGCCACGGTCCATTGTATTCTTACTTATTATCACACTTTAATCTTCGTAGTAATCAACATCTTCCGTCATTACAATCCCCGAGTGAAACTGTATGGTGATCTTCAGACCTTTCTGCACCTTGATACTATATATCAGACGTTTCACTAGCTCCTGATCAAATTCCCTCACATCGGGGTTTACGGTCTTGATTGCTTTGTCCAGCGCCTCCACCCTCTCGGCGTAGTTCTCCGCCTGTTTCTGTGCTCTTACTTGCTGCAGTTTTACCTGTTTCAGCTCATTGATCTGCTCTGCTAGTTGTCTGTATGCTTCATCAAACTCTTCACTCACAGCGCCTTGTTTGGCATTATCCTCGATAAGTTCCAGCATCTGCTTTTGCAGCTTATCTATCTGCTCATCGTATTCTGTTGTGACATCTTTGGTGCTGTAGTTGCCGATGACCCGGATGACGTTTTCTCTGAAGGTGCCGATAAATTCGCCATTATTTTCAACCACCTTATTGATGGCGTTCATTATGGCATCATGAAGTTGTTCTTCTTTTATCGTTGGTGAGTGGTGGCATTTAGATGCATTTCCCTGCTTGAGCCGGTCCTCGCATCGCCATACTGCTGTTTTCTGTCCATACTTGGACCAGGTCTGCCTTCTGTAAGCATGTCCGCATTCGCCGCAAGTCATGAGCTCCGTGAGTATATACTTTGAGCTATATTTGCTCTTTTCCTTTTTGGCTTTATTGGCTTTTCGTGTTACAGCTGCTTTATTTAAACTGGCTCTTCTAGCCTTTTCCACTTGCACTTGATGAAACAGCTCTTTTGGTATAATCGCTTCGTGATTGTCCTCGATATAATATTGTGGTGCATAACCTTGGTTCTTGACCTTCTTCTTCGTTAGAAAATCGATGGTATAGGTCTTCTGCATACAGGCATCGCCGCAGAACTTCTCATTGGATAGCATTTTGTCGATGGTGCCGGGATGCCAGTGATCCAGTCCGGTGACGGTTTTAATTCCGTCATTTTCGAGTCCTTTGACAATCTGACTGATACTGCTGCCTTCCAGGTATTCTCTAAAAATCCGCTTTACAATCACTGCTTCTTCCGGTACGATGACCAGATTGCCTTCTTCATCTTTGGTATAGCCTAAGAATTTCTTATGATTGACGGATATGATGCCGTTCTCGAACCGTCTGGTTAAGCCCCATCTGGTATTCTCACTGATATTCCGGCTTTCTTCCTGCGCTTGACTGCTTAGGATAGTGATCAGCAGCTCCCCGCCACTTTCCATGGTGTTGACACCTTCCTTTTCGAAGATGACAGGGATGCTTTTCTCTTTCAATTTCCGGATGCACTGCAGGGCATCGACGGTATTTCGAGCAAACCTGCTGACCGACTTCGTCAGGACCAGATCTACTTTACCCGCCATACATGCTTCAATCAGCGCATTGAAATCATCACGCTTTTTTGTTTGAGTTGCACTCTTACCATCATCTGCAAAGATACCGGCACATTTCCAGTTAGGATTGCTGTTGATCTTCTCGGTATAATAATCGACCTGAGCTTCATAACTACCTTCCTGCTGTTCTAATAAGGTGCTGACTCTGCAATAAGCAGCTACTTTTAGCTTTTTCTGCTCCACTCGTACATGTCGGTTATATTTCATTTGTGGTGGTATGATCGCCACCGTCTTTTTTGCTACTGCCATGTTTACCTTCCTTTCCTTGAGATTCTGGATTCACTTTTATCTCTTCTGTTGGTTTTTCTATGGGTATCTCTATGATCGAGCCATTGATATATTCAACATCGATCTTATTGTCTTTATAAACCGTCATTTGCCTAACGATGGTATTAAACAGTGTTTCATCAAATACCATCAGCTTACTCTTACCAGCCAGTGCTTCTTCTAGGACTTCTGCATTTCGGGCATGGTCATCAATCGTCGCTCCAGCATAATATAATTGAGCACGTTTCATAATCAGCTCCGGCAGTTTTGGATTGGCATAATCTCCATCTTGTTCCAATTCCTTGATTCTTGTTTCCACATTCCTCAGCTCTAAGCTCATCTTTGGCGGCCCATGCTTTGTCACCTTTTGTATAAGCCTTTTTTGTTTCAGCAGCTGATTCGTTGCCAGAATAAAAATCTCTTCCAGCTCACCTTCATCAAAAAAATGATTTCTGCAGTACACCTTGTTTTCTCTGATGTACTGTTTACATTTCCATTTTATCTTTTCTGATGGTTTACCGGCATGCTCCACATATTTGCGGTAGACTTCATTACAATCACCGCACCGGATGATATCCTTGAATACTGATTGATGGCATCTTGAAGCCTTTGACTTGGTTCGGTTAAGCCTTTTAGCCGTCTTTTTACGTCGCTCCTGCGCTTGATCAAATATGTGTTTCTCGATAAGCACCGGATAAAGTGGATCACCTTTATATTTCATATTCTCCAGGATTTTGCCTACCGATGCGTGACTCCAGTTTGGCTTCTTATTGGCGTTTGGAACACAGGCTTTGGATAGCTCCTTGGCGATAGTCAGCATTGATTTTCCTGCAATATAGTCAGTAAAAATCCGGCTAACCACGAGGGCATGTTCCTCCTGAATCTGTACCGTTCCATTTACCATCTTATAGCCCAGTGGCATGTGTCGCTGTCCCATGTCCATCACCTCCATTTCTTGGATCTGCTCCAGTGTATTCAGTCAGTTCCAATTCGTTGATCAGCTTGAAGGTAATGACTCCCCGATGATCGATAATAACCTTATCTACCGTATGAGTAAAAAGATTCTCATCATAGTCATCCATGATATCCGGGTTATATTTAATAATTTCCAGTAACCGCTGTGTACCTTCAATCTCTTTTTCAAAGCCATTGGCATCCATCAGACTGTTCCTCTGTTTCTTCAGCTCTTCCATCTGGATATCTAAGGCATTCTGTTTTTGTATAAAAAGAGCAGAGTCCATATATCCTTTTTGCACCACTCGGCTCAGGATATGACTCTGCTCTGTTAATTCCATAATTTGATGAATTAGTGTTTCAATTTCTCGCTCTTGTTTTTCATCGGTCCGTAGATTTTTCAGTGAATCCAGCATCGGACTGAGAATGTAGGTGTAGTTGCTGACCAGTTTATTCCACATCGTAAGATAGGCTTCTTTGATTACATCATCTCGCACCGCTTTCATGGTGCAAGCTTTGCCATCCTTGATATGCACTTTACATCCCCACTGGACCTTCTCATATGGCTTTCCGATGTAGATCTTTTGCCGTTTGAAAGTTCCACCGCATTCTCCACAGATGATTTTACTACTAAATTCATACCGGTTCTGGTATTTCTCGCCATCCTGCATGGATCTTTGTTGTCTCCGATACTCCAGAATCTCCCGAACCATTTCGCCTTCTTCTCTGGTGATCATCGGTTCATGATTGTCCTTAATAAAAAACTGAGGTTTCTCACCACGATTACGTTTTTTCGTAAAGGGGAGCACCTCAGTCGTATAGGTTTTCTGTAGAATCAGATCACCTTCATATATTGGATTTTGAAGTATTTCTGTAAGTACACGATCACTCCAACTTAATGATTGTCGTGGAGTCGGTATGTTCTCATCGGTCAAGCTTCTGGCGATGACATAGGTCCCTTTGCCGTTTAGATAATCTCTAAATATCCTTTGGACAACAGCAGCTTCTTCCTCTTGGATGATCAATTCACCATCTTCATCTTTCGTATAGCCATAAGCTACGCAGCAGACTTTATAACTGCCGTCTCTAAATCGTTTTTGTATGCCCCACCGGTTATTGGTGGAGATACTCTCTGATTCGCCTTGTGCCAGTGAGCTTAAAATCGTCAGCATCTGTTCACTTTGCTCAGACATGGTGTTCAGGTTCTCTTTTTCGAAGTAGACTGTAACACCAAGTGCCTTTAGTTTGCGGATAGCTTCTATGCTGTCTACGGTATTTCTGGCAAACCGGGTGACCGATTTGGTAATGATAATGTCGATATTGCCGTTTTCACACTCTCGTATCATCCGTTGAAATTCATCACGGCTTTTAACTTTGGTACCGCTTTTTGCTTCATCGGCAAATATGCCGGCGAAGTCCCATTCAATCTGTTTACTGATATACTTTTCGTAATATTCCAGCTGAGTGACATAGGATGTGTGTTGCTTAGTTGAGTCGGTACTGACTCTACAGTAAGCGCAGGCCCGTTTCTTCGGTCTGAGTTCCTGAATGACCTGCTGTCTGACAGGTTCGATCTTAATTACTTTCTTTGCCATTTTTTGTTTCCTCCTTTCCGGGATCAATCCCTTTCTTAGCAACACACGATACTCCAAAACTCTATGCAAAGCAAGTGTTTTTACACATATACCTTGGCCAGTTGGGGCGAGAAGGATTCACGGTTCAATAAATCGATTTTTTCCCGCTCTTCTTCGCTGACAATGCCCATTCTATGTAAAATAGCCAGCATCTTCTGTGACATTTTATATTGCACTTCACTCTGGGATTGCTCCTTGGTCATGCCGTGAAGCTTGGCTTCTTCTTCGCCTATTTTCATAACATCGTTAATCATCTTATCGCCTCCAATCTGCCGATTTATCTTAATATCACAATAATGGGGATTACATGTCTTCAGGTACCCGCTGTCGCGAACACCAGAAGAAAGCAAGCAAAAAGCTTTGTAATCCCCATGGGTTCTGACATTAAGTCAGTTTTTATTCTCATCACACTGTATTTGACACAACTTCCCCAGTGTAAGCTCGTAATCTTCGAGCCGGGCGTTTTCATAAACCGAGGTCAGTTAACCTCGTCATAGGAATCTCACCTCCCCCGGGATCTCCGCAGGCTGCCCCCATTGCGATGTCTGTGGCTGGGCAGAAGTATCATTATAGGCTGATGAGGTTTTGGCGAAACAGTGAACTGTCAGGAACTTAAAATCCTGCTTGATCTGCTTTAGGATCAGACGGACCCGCTCGCACCTTACTGTTGGCCGCATTGATAATGTCAGAGAAAAAAATCTCCCAAGAGAAAAAATCCATTTGCATGGATCTGTTCTGACCTTACAGGTGGTCGTCGCGCATCTATCCGTGTCGCTTGTCCTTTTCAGGCTCATCAGCTAACGTATTTATGAAATCGGATATGAAGTTTTCAAAGTTCAATTGAGAGGATGATATATCCCCTCACTTACTTCCACGTTGGGAGAGCAGCTTGCACACCCTGAAATTCTATTTTTCTAAAAAGTTTTTCAATTTCTCCAAAATACGCAGTTTCTTTTTATGAATGGCGTTATGATAAACGCCTTTGTTCTGAGCGTATTCACGCTCTGTTTGACCTTCGAAAAACAGGGCCAGGATCAGCTCATATTCCTCTGCTGTCAAAAGCTCCAATGAGTCTCTCAACTTCTGGACCATTATTTTTTGGATAGCATCGTCCTCCACGTTGGTGTCTTGATCTACAAATTGGACCTCTGCCTCCATCAACCGTTCCAGCGAATCCTCTCTGCTTGGAATGAATATGGCCTGCTGCTTTTCTTCATCCATCAGGAATTTTTCAGCTTTCAGATCATAGGATTGGTACTGGAGCTTACGCTCACCTTTTCTTAAAACTGCAATCATTTCTTCAGTTGCAGTTGGATACATTTTTCGGTAATTAGGTATTCTTCTTTCATTTGCCATAGGGCTTCTCTCCTTTTTCTGATGTGTTGTGGTTATGGGCAACATCAGAAAAAGGGAGGTGAACGGCATCTATAAAGAGACTTTCTTAATGACTTTTTCATCTGACCTCCTGAAAACGGGCAGAAAAAAAGCCGGGACTAACATTTCTGTTAGCCCCGGCTCTCTGCCGTAATAAGCGAAAAAGACATTAAAAAAAGACCCACATCACCCGGTTCTATGGATCTTATTCGTTCGTTATTTACTTGTTAAATGCCGTAATTCGCCAGCATAGTCAGTGTAGCATGTCGTTTGTCGGAAAGCAGTAGGGACTGTGTCGGAACTTCATCGGGTTATAATCGGGATTTGGTCGGGTCTTCCACGCTTTTGAAAAATACCGGAATAGTGTCTTCATCATTATCAGAACCGAAAATGCCGCGCATGGATGGAATGGTATATCCCCAGAGACAAATAGCAAAAAGCTCGATAGCCTCTTTCTTCTTGTCATAATAGGTGCTTCGCTCCAGATTCACTGCCTCCAGCATTTCAAACTCCGAATAACTGTTGATCGTCAGATACTGCTTACTCAAAATCTCATGGTACAGCTTGCCATTATCCGGATATTCATAGATTTTGTTCATGGCATTATCAATGATGGTGATCAGCCACTGGGTTTCAAACAGGGTCTGTACTTTTTCAGAAAATCTGTCCCGTTCCACCTCCGGCGCATAATTTGCCAGATACTCAAGCGCCTCCTCCATGGTTCGGCTGCAATAAATACTGGCACTTTCTCGAACCTCCAGAGCTCGGCTGGATGCCGACCAGACCACCGGTCGATAAATCTTAAGCAGTAGCTTGGTCTTATGTAACACACCTTCTCTTTCCACATTCAATCCTTTGAACATTAATGCACATTGTTTCATGACTTTGCTTTCTCTTCTCATAGGCCTCTATCCTTTCTTCGTATATTTCTGTTGACTGATATCCATGGTTAGTGGTATAGTTATTACGCACGATGTTGCGTTCTTATTTAATCAAATTATACACAAACGTATGTTCTGTTGTCAATCAAAAAATAGTGCACTTGGTGCTGCACCTCATGCAGCAAAAAAGGAAGGAGTCTGAGCCATGTTATTTGGTGATCGAATTAAGGAACTGAGAAACTTGTTGGACATTAGTCAGCAAGAATTGGCGAATCGAACGGGTCTTTCACTTCGTTCCATTCAGAACTACGAAAGTAATACCCGGTATCCGAAAGATGTGGCTATATTAAATAAATTGTGTGCCGCACTGGGAACCACCATCGAAGACATGATGAGTGAAGAAGATCAGTTTGTTCTGGATGCCGCAACTAAGTTCGGTTCCAGAGGAAAGAAAGATGCAGAAACTTTAGTGGATGAGATTGGCGGATTATTTGCCGGAGGAGAATTAAACGAAGACGATAAAGATAAGGTCTTTAGAGCCATTACTGATATGTATTGGAAAGCCAAAGACAACAATAAGAAGTACACACCCAAAAAATATAAAAAGAACAGCGAGTCTGACGAGTAATCACTGTCCGTTTTTTTGGATAGTCTATTTGTTATACTTTATACGCTGGGGGAGGTGAACTTATCGTGCCAAATAGAGAGTATATTCAGCATGTAGCCAATAAGCTTGTTAAGAAATATGATACCAGGGATCCCTTTCAACTCTGTGAAGCCATAGGGATTCAAGTGTTCTATGCCGATCTTGGCAGTTTAAAAGGCATGTATAAGTATTTGAAACGCAATCGCTTTGCAGCGATCAACGAGAAATTGGATCCATTCACCCAAGCACTGGTCTGTGCTCATGAACTTGGTCATGATATTTTACATCAGGATCTGGCTAGAAAGGTCTGTTTACAAGAGTTCATGCTTTACGACATGAAGAGCCGGCCAGAATACGAAGCCAACCTTTTTGCATCAGAGATTCTTCTTCCTGATGATAGAATTCTTGACTTGGCTTATGAAGGGTATGATATCGAACAGATTTCCAAGGAGTTATGTACGGATATTAATCTGGTGGCTCTGAAGGTGTCATCGATGAATACTCGTGGGTTTC